GGGGCTTTTTAGTGCCCTTTATGGCTCAGCGTTAATCGGGAATCATCGCCGCAAGCCTTTCGCCTTCGTCAAGGTCTGGCGGATCGACAAACTCTCCCCGTTGCGCTTGCCCTAGGCCGCGCATGACAGAAGCGTGGGCCTCTTTGTTCTTGAATAGCCATGCTTCAGACAGCGGACAAGGCAGCAGGGACAACGGATCTCCCGTATAACTTCCTGCGCTGGCATCAGACAACGCATCAAGCACGTCTGCCGGCGCATCAAGAGCGCCGCAAACTTGATAAACTGCGGCACAGAGGTCACGCAGTTTTTGTACTTCTACTAAGGCTGCGGCACCACGCCAGCGGCTGGAAAACAGGAAAGCGAGTAGGCGTTTCATGGTTGGGTGGTGTCAGGGGTGGGGTGGTTGCTTTGCTTGGATTTAGCCAAGACGAACGGCGTCAGCCATTCTACTACGCCTTCCTCGCAAAGGGCTGCGATGAATTCAGGGTTGTTTTCTAACAATTCCGTTAACTTGGGCGCGCAAAAAGCTACTGCTGTTTTGCCTCTGGCGCTGGCTTCAGCGTGTTGCTCGGCCAAATGAAGCCCAATACCAAAAGCATGTGGCCAATCACTAAGCTTCAGTAATGCCGCAATTCGTTCAGCGCGTTTTCTTTCTTTATGCGGAAAATTTATGCTGTCATGTGAATCCTTGTCTTTGCTCATGGTGTGGTTGGGGGTGGTGGTGTTGAATCAGTGGAAAGGGCTTGGCGGATCAGCTCCCGCGCCCATACCGTTACCGGTGTGTCCTGTCGCTTGCAATGCTCACGCACGGCTGCGTAAAGGTCTGGCGCCATGGTGAGCTGAATCATGCAACGACCGTCTTTGCGGATGCTCATAGCGCTTCACTTAAAGCAACAAACCTAAGCAGGCTCTCTTTTACGTACTCAGATGAAGAGATTCGACGATCAGTGTCAACTTGAATCTTGCTGACACTGGCCTTACTAGGATTAAAGACAACCAGCGCACGCGCATAAACATCTTGTCTGTGATGAGTATGCAAGCCATTTCCGGTCGTTACCTGACGAGTCAAGGCTTTAGAAGCGGCGGTCATTTTATCGTAATTTGCAGATACCAAGGCCCGATACTGAGAGTAAACAAAATCAGTATCAGTGTTATTGATGATTTGCACTACAGCGCATAGCTTGAAAGATGCAGAGCTAAAATAGGCAACCTTTGAAGGACAGTACTGAATTAGCGCTTCTACCATGTCTTTTAATCCCGCATTTATTAACGGATCAATTTCGCGTCGCGTTGGCCGGCTGCTTCCGGTAATTATCTGCCCAGCAAGTCGAAGCACTTCAGCTACGGGCTTGGCGCAATCAAGAATATCGTGATAGCTACGTGAAATACCCCTATCCGTAACTTGATAGGCATCTTGTGGTAGACCCCATACAACAGTGGTTTCAAAAGGCGTGTCAGCAAGGACGCAAGCGTTCAGCCTGTGATGTGCGTCTCTCAACCTGCCTTGATTGTCTATGCCAACTCCCTGGCTGGTTACCAACCAGTCTCCGCGTTTCATGGCAACCGCGAGAAGCTTGACGTAATGGGAGCGAATTGTTCTGTTACCTGGGCTGGTCGCTAACAGTTCTTTCGCAATAGCTGGCGTAATGGTCACCACTGCGCTCTGCGGGACCTGGCTGAGGAAATTCATGGGACAATACCGGCGGCAAGCCGGGTGATGGGTTATTAGGCCCGGCCATTGGCCAGGAGCGGGCGGGGGTGCAACCCCGCTTGTTCCGCATGATCGGATCATACCCCATCCCTAAGCCGTTCGCCAAGGGCAGCGCCACCCGCCCAGCAAGCCGCCCGCCCCAGCCTGTTGGGAAAGCTGCAGCATGACCCTGCCCACCACTGCACAGGAGCTATACGACCTGCTAGCGGCCGATGCCGTGGTCAGCGCAGCACTGGGCACCTACACCCCCCGCAGCGGCACCACCATCCCCGCCATCGCAGTAGTGCGGCGCAATGAAGCCCTGCCCGAGGGGGTGGCCGTGGCTGGCCTGGAAGTGGTGATCCTCGCCAACCCCGACTACGCCACCGAAGCATTCGCCACGGGTGAAACGGCGCTCAATCCGCAGTTCCGGCTTTACGTGTCCGAGTGGTCGCCAGCGGGTGACTTCACGGCCCTGCAGTTGCTCACGCAGCGGATCATCGGCCTGCTCCCCGGCTGCCGTGCGGTGCCGATCGGTGGCGATCCCCCAGGCCGTGGTATCGGGGTGCTCGATCAGTACGCCCTGAGCTGGACCAACCCCACCCAGTACGTCGTCACCCCAGGAAGCTGACATGGCAAACGAGTGGGTTGTCAAGGTAACGGCCGATGTCAAGGGGGTACTCGATGCGTCGCGGCAAATCGGGCAGCAAGGCAAGCAGGCGGGGGAGCAGTTCAAGCAGGGATTCGCCGGCAGTGACCAGACGATCGAAGGGCTGCGTAGCCGACTGAATGAGTTAACCCAGTCCCTAAACAAAGCGGCTATCGGATCAAAGGAGTTTGCGGCTGCGCAAAAAGAAATCGCCAAAACACAGCAGGAAATCAACAATGCGCTAAAGGGGGTTGCTGCAGGGGAGGCGACTATTACCGGGCTGCGCAACAAGATGGCGGCGCTGAACGAAACCCTAGGCCAAAGCGTAATTGGTTCCAAGGAGTTTGTAGCAGCGCAAAAAGAAATCGCCCAAACTCAAGACAAGTTAAACGCAGCGATAAAGGGATTTGGCGGCAATCAAAACAGCATTGAAGGGTTAAACAACAGGCTAGCCGAGTACAATAGCATACTGCAAAAAGCTGAAATTGGCTCTAAAGACTTTGTGGCGGCACAAAGGGGAATTGCAGCAACGCAAAAGCAAGTAAATGATGCATTGAAAGGATTTAGCGCAAGCGAAAACACGATCAACGGGTTGCGCAGTAAAATATCGGCCCTTAATGAAACCCTAGGCCAAAGCGTGGTTGGGTCGAAAGAATTTGTCGCAACACAAAAGGAAATCACTCAAACCCAGGAGAGGTTGAATGCGGCGCTAAAAGGATTCAGCGGAAACCAAAATAGTATTGAAGGGTTAAACAATAAACTAACCGAACTTAACGGAGTATTGCAAAAAGCTGAGATTAGCTCTAAAGAGTTTGTGGCGGCACAAAAAGAAATTGCTCAAACTCAAGACAGGCTCAATGCAGCACTAAAAGGGTTTACTGGCAGTCAAAACAGCATTGAAGGGTTAAATAATAAACTAGCCCAGTATAATAGCGCTTTGCAAAAAGCAGAAATTGGTTCCAGGGAGTTTGTCGCGGCACAAAAAGGAATCGCGACAACACAAAGAGAAATCAATAATGCGTTAAATGGATTCAGCGGTAAAGAGCAAACAATTAGCGGGCTACGCAATCGCTTGTCGGAGCTAAACCAAGCCTTAGACAAAACAGCGATTGGATCACGGGCATTCAAGGAAACACAGTCGGAAATTGCACGCACACAGCTACAAGTTGATCAAGCTCTTGGCAAAACTAGCGTAGCGGTTGGTGTGCTTGGCAACGCCTTGAATGCACTGGGCTTTGTTGGGGTTACCTATTCGGTGGTTGGGTTTCTGAAGGGATCCATTCAGGGAGCGGCAGAGCTTGAAACGACCACCCGCAAGCTCTCCGCCACCCTTGGCGCCCAGGGGGCTGCTGGGGCTCTCAGCTTCGCTCGTGAAACCGCCGATGCGTTGGGGTTGTCTTACAGAAGCCTGTCTAGTACCTTCGGCAGTTTTACCGCAGCAGCAACGGCTTCCGGCGTGCCGCTAAAGCAGCAGAAAGATCTGTTTGCGTCAGTAGCAAAGGCCGGCCAAGTATTGGGGTTGACCAATGATGGAATCAACGGAACCTTTGTGGCGCTGCAGCAAATTGCCTCAAAGGGAGTGGTCTCTATGGAAGAGCTACGCCAACAGCTTGGGGAAAGGCTGCCAATCGCTCTAGCTGCGACCGCCAATGGTCTAGGCATTAGCCAGCAGGCGCTGATTAAGCTGGTGGAAACTGGCAAGCTCACATCGGCTGAGTTTTTCCCAGCAATCACCAAAGGATTAAATGATCTGACTGCTAATGCTGGCGGAACACTTACCGCAGCACAGAACTTTGCCAAGCTGCAAAACGCCTGGGAAGATCTGCAGGACAGCTTCGGAACGAGCCTACTGCCAACGGTTACGCAGCAGGTAGTAAAACTGGCCGGGGCGCTGGAAGGGTTAAAGGTTGACGTATCGGCAAGAGACTTGCGTCAGTCATTTGGCGTAACGGCCGATGAAGCAACCCAGCTTGTTGGCATCCTAAAAAACATCACCAAGGAATACGGACTTAGCGACCAGCAAGCCAAGAACCTGCTAAGTGACGCTATTGCAAACACTGGGGCCAGTCGTGATTGGTTTGGTGAACTGAACTTAGGGGGTAATCGGTTTGCTCAGGTTCAAACAGAGATTGGCGACCTAGCCAAAGATTTTGCCAGCAAACAGCGCGACATACTAGGCGAAACCAATGCTGCCGTCGCTGCCGAATCTCAGCGACTCGCGATTGCAAAGAAGCAAAACGAAGAAAAAGTCAAAGAATTAGCAAGTCAAGCTCAGTTAGCGGAAGCAGTTGGCAGGACACTTCAGGCCGAAAATGCCGGTCGCGCAGAAGTTCAGCAGGCCGGTATCAACCTTGGCCAAGCGCTTATAGGACTAGAGGATTCGCGTTTCAGTATTATCCGCAATCGCAATAACTATGAACTACAAGAAGCGCAAAAGCGTGGTGCAAGTGAGGGTGAAATCAATGCAATCAGGCAACAAGGAGACGAGATTGATCGAGCCGCTTTAACTTTTAAGTTTAACGCTTTACTAGCACAGCAGGACCTACAAAGGCAGATACTTGCCTTGCAGCAAGAACAAGCCAGGCTAGATGCTGGGCTTGCGTCAGACTCGGCAAGGCTAGAAGTAGAGAAAGCAAAGCTAGGACTCGAACAGGCCTCGCTGTCAAGCAATGCACAAGCCATCCAGCAAGCCGAACTCGCGCTGAGAATTGCTGAGCTTGGCACGCAATCCGCTGACTCCAAGCTCCAGATCCTCAGCAAGACCCAGGCCATCGAGTCGCTGATTGCTGGCGTTACCAACGAAACCGCGCAAAACCAGATTAAGGCCGAAGCTGCCGCCAAGAACCTGGCGCTGTTTTCTGATGGCACCTTCAAGGCCACTAAGGGCACTAGGGACCAGTTCAACAGCTTTCAGGACTTGCTGTACCTCAATCTGGACCAGCAAAAAACCTTCCAGGGGCTGGTCAGGGACACGGGGCTGGAGGTCAAGAACACCGGCAAGGGCTACTTCGAAATCAGCGGCTTCATCGACGGTGCCGCCAAGGCTACGGGTGCCGCCAGAAGTCAAACCGCTGGACTTGCCAGCAACATGAGCAATGCTGCCGATGCGGCCAGGTCGTTCTACAACAGCCTGAACGCCGCCGCCGGCCTACCCCCTGCACGGTTCACGGGTGGCCCGGTGGATGCCGGCCAGACCTACCGCATCAATGACGGCCCGAGCGGGATGAGCCTGGGGCAGGAATCGTTCTTGTCGGCATCCGGGGCGCTGAGCCTGATCAACCGACCCGCAAACAGCCTCTGGATGGCGCCATCGAAGGGCACGGTCATCCCTGCTGCCGTGACCAGCCGACTGAAGGAGTCCGGGGCCCTGGGTGGTGGCGCTGGCGTGATGCGGGTGGGATCCGATCCGGCAATGGCCCATCTGGCGGCGGCGGTTGGAAACCTGAGCCAGGAGGTAGCTGAGCTGAGGCGTAAAGCGTGGAACGTGGGGGTCAGTGTGCGAGGCGATGGATCTGGCCTGAAGCTGCAGCAGACCATGGCGCGGATTCGTTGAGGGTGACCTGATGAGCATTCAGCTCACCTACGGCGCATCGACCCTGACACTGCGCTACCTGCAGGCGCAGCCGATCGGTTACGCCGAAGCGGAAACTGAGCAGGGGCTGACGGCGCGGCGCTTCACCGTGGCGGGGCTTTGCACGCCAGCGCAGTGGGTGACGTGCTGCAGCATCTTTGATGCCTGGCAGGCGGCCAAGATCCTGGAAGCGCCCACCATCACCAGCCGAGCAGTAGGGGCCACCGTGGCGCTGACCTGCTCCGCTCATGGCCGCAGTGTCACCGGCCTGAGTTGCTGGTTCACCGGGGCGCCAGCGGGCGAAACGACCGGGGCATGGGTCAAGGTAGGTTTCACGCTGATTGACGCGGCGCAGCAGCTGGCGGTAGTGCTGCGGCAGAACGAGAAGGCTCGCCTAGGGGGTGATGCCTTCCTGCCCGCCTACGGAACATTCTCGCTGGGGGCCACCAGCCTAGCGCTGTTGGAGCAGCCAGAGGCTTTTGAAGACGGCCCCAGCCTGGAGCCCACGTCTACCGGTGGGTTCGTGACACGGGGCCCGTTGGTGGCGAGCGAAGTGCTCAACATCAGGGGGGTCACCAATGCCGCCGGGTGGACGGCGATCAAGGCATGGTTTATCAGCACCATCGCCAGCCGGCCTGGCCCGACCGACTACTGGCCGGTGGATGGCCTCTCCCTTGAGCGGGATCGGATCGTCAGCGGCGGGGTAGTGGTCGAGCGTTACATCGTCAGCGTCAAGCTCAAGCGGAGGGCTGCCTGATGCCCGCCGCGCTGATCGATGTCTGCGCCCAGGTGTTCAGCAACCTGGGGCCCGTTGTAGGGGGGCAGTTATCCACCGACCCGCTGCAGCCTGGGGTTGGCCTGCTGCGCACGCAAGGGGAGGTGGTGATCAGCGGCCTCATCCAGCCGGCCAAGGGCGCCGAGTTTCTGCTGGGGGTGCGGTTGCCTGGTAACACTCTGACCCGGTTCCCGAGGCGTTTGCGGGTGCTCAAGGCCGAGAGTAACCCGATCAAAAACGAGACCACCCTGATCGTTGGGTGCCTACTGGCTCTGAAGTGGGACCTAGTGAAGGCGGAAATCTTCTATGCCGACGAGAACCCGCAATGGACGCCGGTTGAGCCAACAGCAGCAGGATCCACTCCAAACATCTGCCACCTGAGCAGCGTGGTAGCCACCTGCCTGACCCGTTGCGGGATCACCCAGGCGGGCGGCAACCCTGTCATCACGGGCGCCAAGGCGGTGGACAGCATCGACCTATCCGATGGCTATTTGGAAGTGGCCAGCCGGATACTTGGCGAGGCCGGTCTGTATGGCTTCATTGATGCAGCGGAGACGCTGCGGTTGCGACGGGTGCTAGCCCCGGCCGCTACGGGGCCATTGCTGGCGATGAGTGATCTGATCACGATGGAGCCAATCGGTGATCCTGCGGCACCTGATGAAATCCTGGTTGAGTACACGGCGGTCGAGGCACCACCGAATTACAAGCCCAAGAACCCGGATGACAAAGCGGTTACCTGGAACACTGATGATCAGAATGGGCCAAGTTACGCAAGGAATTGGACATATCAAAAGACCATCAGCCCTGTACAGAAATACGAGATTGAATATCAACGCACAGTTGGCAACGCCAAGGTAACTTTTCAGGATTCTGTTAGTTTTGTTTCTGAGTCGGTAAACCAGAGCTTTTACAGTACAATCAAGTACAAGGACAAGGACGGCAAGATCCAAAAACAAGACGTACTTTTTAGGTCAACATCAGACACAACTACCTGCAGTGCTGCCGTAAATCCAACTGAATGGAAATCAAAGCGAGAGGGTGGCGGCGGTTACACCCCCCTTGCGTTGCAGGTCAAAGCAACCAAGGTTTTTAAATCTTACAAGATTACAGAAGATGGCCCGGTAGAAACACGGCAGGTAACAGAAGAATACGAGCCACTGATTGCCTTTGCGGGCGGGCTTGCCATTGAAAACTACAACGGTGTCAACATCGCCCAGGGCAACTTCCTGGTAAGAAAAACTGTAGTTGAGAAAACAGAGAATAAAGCATCTGATATAACGCTACAAAAAACCACCGTCTACCAAGCGTGGGGAGCAACGTCATCAGGTAAGACGATTGCTTCCGCAACAATGAAAATAGCTAGCAAATTCAATGATACCGCCAGGATTGCAAGCACCATAGCGCTGTTTGATCGGATGAGTGCGCTAGTTTGCAGCGGCAGCGAAACGGTGATCAATATAGGGCGCGGGCAAATTCCCGACCCACCCAAAGAAGTTGACGAGCAAAACAACAAGCTAGACAACATTCAAAACGACGTAACAACTAACAGCAGCCTAGATAAAACAGATCCAAGGGGCGAGTCAGTACCTCAATCAGTAACTTTACAGTTTGGCCAGGGCGAAGCTAGTAACACGGGCAAGTACGACATGCAGTACGCCCCAGACAGCTACCTCAGGCCCGCTGATGGCGCCGGGGACAATGGCACCGGCATGACGTTTGTCAATGGTGCCAGCAGCGCTGCCGCCTACACCTACGGCAAGGTGATGCACGCGATCCTGTCGGGGATGGCCAACGGCAAATCCATCACCACCGAGTTTCGCAATATCCCTAGCGAGCCGCTGGCGGGGATCTTCATTGAGGCTTCGGGAACCATTGGCAAGTTCCGCGCCAATGGCATTACCTATGCGTTTGATGCACAGGGGCTGGTTGCCGGCTGTGACGCCATGCTTGACGGTGGGGCGGGGTTGGTGGCCGGCGGTAGCGGGGCGGATTGGTTCCCCATGGCGGTACCAGCCACCAACCTGTCAACCCTGACCCCAGCGGTGAACAGCACCCCAGCCCTAGCGAACACAATCGCGGCGCCTGGAGGGTTTGACCCTGCGGCACCGGGCAACATCTGGAGCAGCCTGGGGACTGCGGGCGCCGTGAATGACGTGTATGCGGCGGCGGTTACCAAGGCTGCTGTAGTGGGTTCGGTGGCGGAAACGGTCCGACGCGAGAGCGTAAGCCGATCGCTGAGCTGGCTGCTGACAGCGGACTATGACATGACGCCGCAGACGCTTTCGTTGGTGAGCGTAACGACGAATTACGGGACGCTGCAAACCTTCACGGTGGCTGAGAATCCTGGTGTTACGTGGGTCACAAATGTCACCACGTTTGAACCTGGAGCGCGGACCGACGGCCAGGGGTATAACGAGGGCGTGGCATGGGTGACACCTACTACCACGTTTACGCCAGGCGGTGCAAACAATGGACCCAACCCAGGGGTGGCATGGGTCACACCGGCTACCACGTTCACGCCGGGGGCAAGAACCGATGGGGTTGGGTTTAACCCTGGCGTGGCATGGGTGACTACTGCTACGACGTTTACACCAGGAGCGAGAAGTGACGGCAGGACTGTTCTTCTGTTGGCGCACATGGATGGGGCTGATAATGGCACAACCTTTACTGATTCAAGTTCATACGCCAAAACAATTACGCGTAGCGGGTCGGTAGTAACAAGAACAAACGTTAAGAAGTTTGGCACCGCAAGCCTTCGCGGAGAGGCTAATGGTTATTTAAGATTCTCACCGGCTATCATGCTTTCTGGAGACTTTACAATAGCGGCTTGGTTTAGTGCTGATGATATAATGCGTGACCAGACGTTATTTGGCTCTACTATTGGCGACGTACATATCATGCGGCTAAACGGATATGGCGCTGGCAGTGTTAGATCCTTTATCTCCTTTGGTGGTAGTTCCGTCTTGATGGGAAGCGCAAATAATCTCTCAGGCATCAGCTCTGGTGTTCTTAATTACTATGCTTTGACAAGGCAGGGAGCAACCCTAAGGGACTTTTTGAATGGCAACCTGCTATCGACAACAACGTTTAGCGGTAGCGTTCCGATAGATACCATAGGAGCCGGGTTTGAGGGTACCTCTAATCAGTTCTTCGGGAACATCGATGAAGCCATCATTAGTAAAGAATGCCTCTATACGACTAGCTTCACTCCACCTACGCAACCTTTCTAGGTTGCATAGGTAAGCCGGAAAGCTAAGGCGAACTGACCCGGTAGCCATGGCGTCAATCGTTTTCAGCAGTTTCCCGCTAGACGTTTTGAGCGGGAACTGCAACACCACGCATACATACAAGGCGATGCTGACTACTTCGGGTTACACCGAAGACCGCAATGCCCACACCAAACGCAGCAACGTCACCAATGAGGTAACGGGTACCGGTTACGCCGCCGGGGGCGTCACCGTAACCTTGACCGCGAGCCTTGACACCGCTTCAACACCTCCAAGGTTAACGGTCACGACCAGCGCTGCCATCTGGCCGGCTAGCACGATCACGGCGCGTAGACTGGTGGTCTACCGCTCGCGCGGCGGGGCGTCTTCAGTTGACGAGCTGGTGTGCTGCGTAGACAACGGCGTTGATCTGGTAAGCAGCGCCAGCACGATGACATGGGCCGCCAGAACCTGGGAGATCCCGCTACCTGCTGCGGCTTGATGGGGTGGAAAGCTCCGGTAAGCGGGGGCACCTATGGATGTTTTGATCTCACCTGACGCGCTAGCCAAGCAGGCTCAGCTCACCTACGAAAGCAAGACCTTCAGGATGTTCCTGGCGCTGCGTGGCGGCACGGTGTTAACCCAGGCCAGCTTAATCAGTGCCTGGGATGCAGTGAAGCTTGCGGCGGGCAATGGATACGCGGAGATAACGGGCACGATCGGGACCGGCACGTTTAACTCTGGCAACGCGAGGTACGAGTTACCAGCGTTTGCCACCATGCCGCTAACCCCGACCGGTAGCGGAATTACCTACGATGCGATTGTGTTGCAGGTTGATAGCCGCACCTATCCCGACCGGGTGGTTTTACTGCCGACGCCAGAGACGCTGCAGGCGGGGCAGCCGAAGACCTTTCAGATACTGGTAGCGCTGGGATGAGCCTGATTGTTGACATCAATCCGGTGCCGTGGGAGATCCTGGAACAGGTAAAGGCGCGGATCCTGAGGAACCGGGCAAACAGGCAGAAGCGGCAGCCGGAGAAGCCGGGAGAATTGCGGCGGGTAATGCAAGTGGATAATGGCATATTGGCAAAGCAGCGGTGGGAGGAGCCGAGTTTTGTTGGTGGGGATGTTCCGTATATAGCTTTTGTTAGTTTTGACGCAATAGATGACAATTTTACAATTAAAGTAAACAGCACAACCATTGGGAGTGTTGACTTTTCGCAAAACCAAATATTCAAAGCATGTTTATTTATTTGGTCTGGATCGGATCAAGACCACGAAGTAGTAAAGGAGCTTATAAATACGAAACTTAAACAGGAAAGGGGTGCTACCCTTGTATGGGCTAATGTTATTGCAGTTCAAGACAACCCACCACAGTCCAGTGACAGCGTAACAATTGAGATGATAAATATCCAAAACAACAATAATAGTAACTTTGGATATATTTATTTAGGTTTTTTAGGAGATCCAGACCCAACATTAGGCATTTATGTTGGCCATTCTGGGGCCGATCTGACCTATGAATTGAGATTTCCTTTATTAAATGACTAACACCCTCCCCCAACCCGACTCCATCGAAACCCTGGTCGAAACCGTCCAGACCCGGCAGCTCGCCAACCGCATCGCCGCCGCCGAACGGGAGCAGCAGCGCCGTCAGCGACCTAAGCCATCGCGCAACCGCTAAGCCGGAAAGCTGATGACGTAGTTGCTCGCGGGCGTGAAGCCCCGATCACATGAAGAAACGTTGGATTGATCAGTTCACCCTCCAGGGCCCTGAAGGTGGCAGCGAGGGTGGCGCGGGTGGCGCGGGTGGCGCTGGTGGCGGTGCGGGTGGTGCGGGTGGTGCCGCAGGGACTGCCGATCCCGCCCCTGGCGGTGGCGAAGGGGATGGCGAAGGCAGTGACGTGGCCAAGTTGCTCCACACCCTGGATCGTGAGCGAAGCAGGGGTAACGACCTGGAACGACGGGTCAAAGCTCAGGAAGCTCAACTGCGGGAGCTGAGCACCACCAACCCCGAAGCAGTCCGGGCGGCTGAAGCCAAGGCACTGGAAGAGCAGGCTCGGCGGGAGCTGATCGAGCAACAGGCACGGATTACGCAGGAGCAGATTGAGGCCAAATACAGCGCCCAGCTGCAGCAGTCAAACAAAGAGCTGATCGAAGAACGCGAGGCACGCGAGCGGCAGCTTGTGAAGCAGCAAGCCGAGAAAGCTTTCCTCAATGCCAAGGGCCGGGTGGAGATCAGCCCCCTCGACGGATCCACACCGTTTGATGGCGTCTGGGGTCGGTTTGGCCCCAACTTCCGGATTGAAGACGGCGCACTGGTGATCGTTGACGCCAAGGGCAACCCTGAAATCGACTCCGAAACCGGCATGCGGTACGAGCCGACTAAATGGCTCAAGCGGCTGCAGACGGATCCGTACTGGGGTCTTCACTTCGAGCCCTCCATGGGTAGCGGTGGCGGGGCACGCACCGGGCGCGATGGCCGTGTATCCAACAGCAAGGACCTGATGTCCATGCCTGTGAGCGCGGCGATTGCGGAGGCTTTTTAGTTAATCCCCGCTGACGGCTTAGGGGCCTGGGAAACATCAAACAACAGGGATCGACTGATGGCGTGATGCCTGAGGCGGTCCCAATCCAAACAGCTCGGCGTGATGCCCTGCGATGTCTTCCCGGCGTGATGCCACCCCCTTTGACCTTCACCTGAACTCCCCAAAATGGGACTAACACTTCTGGAGGCCGCCAAAGTTGACACTAATCAACAACGGGTGGCCGTTATTCGCGCTCTTGCTGAATCCGAGGTAATCCGCCTCGTACCCTTTGTCAACGTGCAAGGTGGCATTGACTACCTCACCGAAGCCGAACTGCCTGGCGTTGGGTTTCGTGGTATCAACGAAACCTTTGAGGCTACCTACGGCGTGCTTAATCCTGAGTACGAACGCCTCAAGCCGTTTGGCGGCGACATTGATGTAGACATGCACCTCATCAAGAACAATGGGCCTCAAGTAAGGGCTCAGCAAATCGAAGCGAAGCTGCGATCCATGCGGCTAACGCTTGAGGATTACATGTTCAACGGCGATGAGTCGGTTGATCCTCGCAGCTTTGATGGCCTCAGGAAGCGGATTGGCACCGACAGCTCTCAAGCCTTTAATGCCAGCGGTGCATTTTCGCTTGGCTTGCTGGATGAGCTGATTGACGCCGTAGATGGCGACAACAAGGTTGTCCACATGGGCAAGTCGATGCGTCGGCGCCTCACCGCTGCTAGTCGTAATTCCACTATCGGTGGATTCCTGACTACCACGCGAGACGAGTTTGGCAAGCTCGTCACCACTTATGGCGACACTCGGATTGTCGTCACTGACACCAACGCCCAAAACGTGACCATCCAAGGCTTTACCGAGGCTGGCAGCACCACCAGTGTTTACTGCGTCGCCTACGGCGATCAGCAGGTCACCGGCATCCAAGGCCCTGATTCGGCTGGTGGGTATGGGGTTGACGTAAAGGCATTCGGAGAAGTATCCGATGCCCCAGTGGATCGCACCCGGATCGAATGGTCTGTTGGCCTTGCAATTATGAATGGTCGCAGCGCTGCCCGCGTTTACGGCATCACTAATGCCGCAATGACCGCCTGATTATTGCCCTATTTATCTATCCATCCCCTGATTCCTTGAGGTATTGATTCATGGCACGCGCAACAGGACTGGCTCCCCGAAGGGGCTATCTACTGGATGCAATGACCGTATTGGTCGGTAACGTGTTGGCCGGCGCCCGTGGCCGTCCCGCCGAAACTCGCACCGGGGCCGCTCGGCTGCTCACTACCAACCTGGCAGCCCAGAATAACTGGAAGCTGGTGGTCTACGGCCAGTCCAGTAACTCCGCTGGGGGCTACATCCTGCAGGCCGCTCACGTTGCCGAGGGTGCCGCCCTTAGCTCCGCTTCGGCCTACGCCAACATCGGCGTGATTGCGATTGGGACTGGGCAATCCAACCCCAACGAGGTCGTTGTCGGCGGCAAGCAGATCCGTGATGCCGTCAAGGCTGCCGGTTCGGTGACTGGTGATGTTCGGGTGGCTGCGGTCCGGGTGCGCCCTGGCACTGGCAACCTGGCCATCAGCAACGTGGCGCTTGCTTCCAACGTGGTGACCATCACCCTGTCGGCCGCCCACACCATGCTGGTCGGCGAGGTTGTGACCGTGGGTTGCTCCAACCCGCTGGTGAATGGCACCTTCACCATTACGGAGGTGACTTCCACCACCTTCAAGTACGCCAGCGTTCAGTCCAACATCACCAGCGCATCGGCAACCGGAACTGTTACCAACGGCGCCGCTGTGCCGGTTGGAACCAACACCGTGGCACTCGTTCCCGCTGAATGACCCATTAGCCGGTCGATTATCCCTAGGGCCCTGCGGGGCCCTTTCTGCTATCTATCACCATGAATTTCCCTATTGGCTACGGCCACGATGTAAAGCCACAACAGCCAGCAGCCGAGCCCCAGGCCCAGGAACCCGCTGCAGATCCCTTGACTGCATCCCAGTCGGGGGTGACCGGCTCCGCTAAGCGCAGGCGAGCACGGGTGACCGGTGGGCGGTTTGCTGCCGACGATCCGGCCACCGTGGCAGATGAGGCGTGGGTGGAAAGCTAAGTCAGCGATCTTTGCCGCTGAACAAAGGAGACTCCCCATGGCTTTTCAGTTTTCGGTACCAGCGCGTAACGCTGCGCTGGACGCAATCGAAACGGCAGCAGGTACGGCCCCGACGCTGACAATTCGCACGGGCGCTGTTCCCGCCAACTGCGCAGCGGCAAGGGCTGGTACGGTGCTGGCAACACTGGTACTCCCGTCTGATTGGATGGCGGCGGCATCTGGTGGCACCAAAGCGCTGTCTGGTACGTGGCAGGATTTGGCGGCGGATGCCGAGGGTAAGGCAGTTCATTTCAGCGTTGATCAAGGCGCTACTTGCCACATCCAAGGGCTTGTGTCCATGGCCTGGGTTGCTTCGGTATCAGTCATCACTGGAGAGCACCGCACAAACGGCGGAAATCTTTACCGCTGCACCACGGCAGGTACGACAGCTTCATCTGGCGGGCCAACCGGCACTGGCGGATCCATCACCGATGGGACAGCCGTGTGGGCATACGTGCAGGTCGGCAGCGATATGGCACTCGATAACACCTCGATTGGCGTAAATCAACAAGTGACGATTACAGCATTCAATCTGACCGCTGGCGGTGCCTGAAGATGACAACGCTCATTGAACGCCTCCAACAATCAGACATGATCGGGCTGGACGCTGCGCAGGTGGTGGCCGCTTTGAACACCCCAGACCCGACCCTGCCTGCTGTTCGGGTGCCGTTTTCGTGCCCAGAAATTGCGATCCCGGCAGCGCTATCCGGCGAGCTGGCCACACTGAGGATCGTGGCGGCGCGAGGGGAGATACCGGCAGACCTAACACCGAACAACACGGCTATTTCATTATCGACTCAAGCGATTGCCGTCATATTGACCATGCTTGACGCTGTAGATCGAAACCAGCAGGTTCGCCCAGAAATGGATGCAGGCCAGGTTGCGGCGATGTTTGATAACGTCGAAGCGATGGGACTGCTTTCACCAGCGACGAAGGCAGCGATCCTCTCCCAGACCTTCCGATCTCCGTCTTGGGCCGAGGTACACGGCGTGAAGGTAACACTGGAATCCGTTGGCTTGGCGCGGGCCGTTTTGCAATCCGTCACCTTACTGGGGTGGGTCTACGCTGGTCCTGCACCGGGTGGTGGCGTAATGGAACAGGCGCGGATTCGGCTGCCAGACGGGACGGAATCCGCCCCGATATTTAAGCTGCCGATGGCCGAAAATGAAATGTTGCGTACCGCCGCCCTAAGTCAATGGCTAAATAACAATGCCGATATTCTTTATTGACCCAATCGGGGGGAACGATGCCAACAACGGGCTATCGTTTGTCAACCGTTGGCGCACGATCAACAGCGGGCCGACGGCGGCACGGGTGGCACCGGGCGACGAAATTCGGTTCATTGAAAGTCCTGCCCCGACCCTGATCGGCAACTGCACCTGGACCACCGGGGCAAGTGCGCGGTCGATCACGGTGCCTGCAGGCGTGGTGAAGTTGATCGACGCCCTGACGGCGAACACGGGCTGGGTCGCGGCTGCGCATGTGACACTCAATGCAGCGTCCGGCACCCGGTTGATCGGCGCGGCAGCGGTGAATTTTACAGTTGGTACGGCATTTACCACCGGCAAGCTGGCGCACAAGCCGTTGACGATGGACCTGACCGGGTTTCAGCAGGTCAACGTCTGGTTTCGGACATCGGTTGCGCTGACTGCGGGGACAGTGTTTTTGGACCTGTGTTCGGACGCGAACGGCGACGTGCCGATTGTGTCGGTGCCGTTCACAGACGGCTTGAACAACGTCTGGTTTGCGGGCCTGATCGCGCACATTGGCAGCATCGGCACCATCAATTCCATTGCCCTGCGCACCACGGCAGACCCCGGCACCCCGACCATTTCGATCAACTGCCTGTGGGCATCCAAGGCCCCCGGCAGTGCCGACGAAGTCACACTGGCAACGATGGTCAGTAAGACCGCCTACACCACGGCCCCGCCATTGCGCGGCAATGGTACCGGAGATGAGCCGTTGCTGGGGGTAATGGGTGTCACGTCGGACACAGCCGTTGTCCTGAACCGCAGCGGCACGCAGGAAAACGGCATTGAAAGCGCAGGACGGGGATATGACGGTGCAGCTGAAACGGTGGCCACCTATGCGCACCAGTGTTTCCCGTTTACCGAACCCCGCACCTGGTCAACCAACGAGCCTGGGACTGCGACGAATCAATTCGTGTGGACGGGCGGCTGGTCGGCGGCGGACATGGCAAGCCGCACGGGCATGACCCGGTACATGCTGTCATCGCGCGCTTATCAGGCTGGAGGTGGGCAGTTCACCACGTTCCAGAACTTCGTCATGAACACGTCGCTTGGCGGAAACACTTTGCCCGGCAGTGACGGGTGCCGAGTGGAAAACTGCCTCCTTACCTCCTGCGGCTTTGCAATCAACGGCTTCGCCCACAGTGGTCTGAGTGCTGCCGATGTTTGTTATTCGGCGGGCGGTGGCCCTTCGCTCGGCGGATCGAACCAGCCGAACGGCAGCGTTCTGGAAAACATCTACTCATACCTGAGCGCGGTGACCTATAACGGGGGCCGCAATCCTGTGCGGGGCCTCACCATTCGGAATAGCGGGGGGTACGGCCTGACTTTTCAGGGTAACCCCGGAAACGAGTCTATCTGTGTTGATGATCTGGTGACGCTCAATAATCAGTCGGGCGGAATTTTCGTTGCTTTAGGGGTCAATGCGCGTATTGCGAACGCGGACCCGAGAGAGGCTACTGACATCTTTTTCGTCTCCAACGGCAACGACGGGCTGTTGTCAGTTGAAAGTCTGGGCAAAATCGCGGGCAATGACACGCTGCGCCACACGTATGGCCGGATGACCCGGCAGACCGCCGTGGTGGACACGCAAGCCTCGTCCTGGCGCGTGCAGGTCACAAGCGGCAACGCCGTGGCCCGTGGACCGCTGCGCCTGCCGCTGGGGCAGTTCGAGGTCACGCGCGGGGTGACGACAACGATTGCCATGCGGATGCGGCGCGACAATACCGGGCTGTCAATGGGCCTGTCCTACATGCCAACGGAAGGCTTGCCGGGGATCACGACCGAGCAGCGGGCGCTGATGACGGCGGCGGCAAACACATGGGAGACGGTGACGCTTTCGCTGTCCCCGACCGGCAGCGGGACGCAGATCCTCAGCCTTGATCTGATCGCCTGGGGTGGCACCACGTTCAACGGGTACGTCGAAGCCATCACGGTGACCTGATGACGTTAGACGTCCAGAAGGGTTACGGCGGACGGTTATTCGTTTCAACCCTGACCGGCTCGCTGTCGGCCCAGAAGGGTTACGGCGGACGGGTTGCGATCTGGTCGCCTGTGGTTGCGGGCGGTGGCGGAATTTCAGGCACGGCATCTGGCACGATCAGCTTCACCGGGGACTCCACCGGGACCGTCTTGATCTCCGGCGCAGCCAGCGGCACGCTGCCACTAACTGGAGACGCGGTAGGCGTCATTGGTAACGCCCCTGCTACTGCTACTGCCGCTGGCACCCTGCCCCTTGGAGGGGGCGCTACCGGGGCCGTCGCCGTATCTGCGGTGGGCAATGGCACGCTGCCCCTGTTTGGCACCGCTACGGGCGTCATCGGCACCGCTCCGATTACTGCCACCGCTTCGGGGACACTGCCGATTACCGGGGACGCCACGGGCAGGGTCAGCGTCAATGGCGCGGCTAACGGGACGTTGCAGCTCGATGGTGAAGCGATCGCATCTGTCCGCGTGTCTGTCGTTGCGGACGGCATCTTGCCGCTTGGCGGGACCGGCGCCGCAACGGCCCAAATCAGCGCGATTGCCAGCGGCACCTTACCGCTCACCGGTAACGCGACGGGCACGGTAGCTACGGCAATTATATCCGGGTCAGCAGCGGGAGACCTGCCTCTTGGCGGGTCGGCAACAGGCGCAGTCCGAGTTATCGGCGTAGCGGATGGAGTCTTTGTGATCACCGGCACGTCAACGGCAATCGGGCCAGTTCAATTTGCCACTCG